GTGAGGGCCCCGCCGGTGCTAGTGCACTGGTGCGATGACAAGTCGCATCCACTCACGTATACCACCCGGTATACGTGTCCTTCTACCCCGAAGGGTCTCCATGGACAGCATGTTCACCCAGAGTCGCCGGACTCCTCGGAATCTCGGTGTGAGATATTCAGTCTCACAACGAGGATTTCCGGGAGGGCCGTGGACGGTTGTTGAGCGTCCTGACTCATACGGTGCATATGCTCCTACCCAGACTACGACCAGTCATCGTACTGGTCGTACTGCCAGACAGCTGACTGCACCTACTTCCCTAGAGGATATCGTTGATGCTGCTACGTCCCAAGAGTCGCTATTTTCTGCGCTCAAGGAACAAAAGCGGGATCAGGATTATCCTGGAGGTGTAGATAGGGGTCATGAATTCAGTACAGAAACTCAAACTCTGTACTGTTCGCATTCCAGCGTTGATCTTTATAACGCTGTGAATGGACCCGGTACCGGTACATTACGGTACCAGGGACCGCTAGTGTGGGTTCCCCCCACTAGCGTGCTTGGACTTAACTACTTCGACTCCGTGCCAGCAGTCAACACTGGCTTTTACGGACCGAAGGCAGTTAGCCAAACTCGTCCCTCTCAGTCTCAGGCAGATCTTGCCGTGGGCCTCGCAGAAGTTTGGAGAGAAGGCTTTCCAGCCGGACTCCAACAAAATGTCGAGGACTTCAGTGACCGAGCCTCAGTCGCAAGACTGGCTGGCTCAAAGCACTTGGAGACGCAGTTTGGATGGTTGCCTTTGTTGGCAGACATCCAAAAGACGTACCACGCCACACGCCGTGCTCGAGAACTTCTCGAGCAATACGAGCGTGATGCCGGGAAAGCTATCCGGCGCAAGATGACGTTTCCAACCACTGTTTTGGAGGAGTCAGCGCAAACCACGGGTGATATGTCTATCATCCCGCTCGGTAATGTGCTGACTAACTCTATGATAGTGGGCGGAACGGGTAGCGGATTTCCAGTCACAGAGAGCGTTCGCCGACAACAGTCGGTGTCGTTCTCTGGAGCGTACTCGTATCACCTCTCAGCGTCGAATCCAATCTTCGTTGAGAAGTTGAAACGTGCCGAACAGGAGTTTAACTACCTGTACGGCGTCCGGATCACTCCGGAAGTACTCTGGAATCTGGCTCCATGGAGCTGGTTGTCCGATTGGAAGATGAACCTTGGCGATAATATCGCCAATGCTGTTCATCTTGGTTCGGACGGCTTGGTGATGCGGTATGGGTACCTGATGTGCGAGACAATCGTAGATCACACCTATACCCTCTTTGGCCCAGTCTTCAAGAATGGGACCACAGGGCCTTACTCTCTGCAATTCACAACTGTGAGGAAGCAGCGAGTTCGGGCCACACCGTTCGGGTTCGGCCTCAATCCTTCAAGCTTTAGCTTGAAGCAGTGGTCGATCCTGGGTGCCCTTGGTATCACCAAGGGCCCCACATCTCTCTGGTAGTAGATACGAGAGAGAGGCATCACCTCCAGCCCGCCGTCCGGCGCGCTGGACCATCTCTGCAAGGACGACGCTTCATGTTCACCGATCCTCAGTCAGTTACCATTGCGCCGGCTTCGGCAGTCTCGCTTCCCCGAACTGGGAATGGTCCTCGAAGCGGAGATTTCTCTTCCGCTGACGGGAACATCCTCTTTTCGGTTGCCCACACTGTGGGCAAGCGAGCTCGCCGAACCGCGCGCATTCAGCACCGGAAGGTTGCTCCTGACCCGCTGTTTCCGGCCCAGAACACTCCGTACTCGATGAGTTTCTACATCGTTGCGGATGTTCCGTTGGTCGGTTACACGGTTGCCGAGCAGAAGGCCGTCATTGACGGCTTCCTGGCCAACCTTCAGGCCACCTCCGGTGCCAACATCACCAAGCTTCTTGGTGGTGAGAACTGACTCTACCCCTGAAGGATCTCTTGGGGTAGGACACTGTAATAGGCGGACCTGGCTGGATGCCAAGGGCGCCCGACACGTCCCGGGCCGATCAGGCCAGGTTCGCTTAACAGTGTCAAACTGGTGAGCATCGAAGCAAGGATCTGAGCAGCCCCATGTTAATGAGGCGCCAGTGAAAAGCCCGATGCCGCTCTTGCAGTGTGTGCTCAATGACTTGAGCACACTGTGTTGCACTAGCACCAGCCGTGATCTCAAAACGATCACGGCGCGTTTCGAACACGAGGGGTTATCGTTTCTGACGATAACCCTACCTAGCTTTGGTTCGGACTTCCAAAAAAGTCTGGACCAAGGCTTCGTGAGTCACGACCTGTTCCTTGGATTTTCAAGAACAGGGGGTCTCCCCCGATTTCTCGGAGGTTTCCTTGACCGTGTGTTCGATCGTGAGACAGGCGTGTTGCTCAACGAGCCCTCTGTCACACACATCCATGCGATTCGTCAGCTAACGCTGATGTTCGCAAAGATAAACCTCCCTTGCAGTCCTGCAAGGGTGGCCAGTGCGATTAGGAGCTACGTTGAGTGTGAGCAGGATGTTCGCAAGACAGACATGGGAGTTCTGGCGGAATCCGAGAGGATTTCTCGCTTCGCTCGTATGTCTAGTGTGCTTTGGGGCGATCTTCTTTCCTCTGTGGACCATCTGGTCTACGAGCAAGGAGCGTCCGCAATCACACCACGTCACGGCCCCGGCGCCACAGCTGACCGACTTAGAGGAAACTCTAAGTGGGAACAAGCAGAGTGGACCGAGCGACTGGAACAAGTGTTCCCTCATGGGGTACATCTTGCTTCCAGCTGGAGGTATTTCAAAGACCTCAGCCATGTGCGCATCCTCGAACCTGGCGCTGAAAGACCCGTTAGGGTCATCACAGTGCCTAAGACGCTCAAGACTCCCAGGATCATTGCCGTCGAGCCTACTTGCATGCAGTATATGCAGCAAGGGCTCTTGGCATCACTCTGGAAGGCCGTCGAAGCAGATGACATCGCTTCAGGCCTTATCGGATGGGCAACGCAGGTGCCTAATCAGCACCTTGCTAGGCAGGGCTCTAGAAATGGAACCCTTGCCACCCTCGACCTCTCTGAGGCCTCCGACCGAGTCTCAAACCAGCATGTACGAGTCCTGTTGGG